AATGAGAAACATAGCGAAGGGATAGTTGCATCCAGCGCATGCCTGGGTGGTGTATATGCTGGAAATTATTGGGAAAATAGAGACGATGGGGAGGAGGCTGTACTTGAGGCCATGCGCGATAGCACCCGTAAAATGGTTGATATCTTTGGTGATCGTTGGTTCGGAGAACTACAATGGAACAACATCCCAGAACAACACGAACTTAATCAATACGTTATCAAGATGCACGACGAGTTCGGGATCGGGTTGGTCTCGACCGCCGATAGCCACTATCCAAATCCCCAAGCATGGAAAGACCGAGAGCTTTACAAACGACTTGGTTGGATTGGCAGAAGCCGACCAGACTGGCTAACAGAAGAACTCCCAGTCGATGTTGAAGAGATTGGATACGAGCTGTACCCCAAGAATGGTGATCAGATGTGGGAGAGCTATAAGAAGTATTCCGAAGGATATGATTACGACGATGATCTAGTACTAGAATCTATAACTAACACTCACAAGATCGCGCACGAGATGGTTGAGACCTTCACCCCAGACACGACAGTGAGACTCCCAGAGTTTGTTGTTCCGCCCGATTCCACGGCCGACGAAGCCCTCAGAAAGTATTCTTTCGAAGGCATGAAAACTATGCGCCTGTTAAATAACAGTGAGTATGTTGAGAGGCTAGAGACAGAACTAGATGTTATTGCTGACAGAGGCTTCAGCAAATACTTCCTTACAATGAAGGCGGTAGCTGACAAATCTAATGAGGTTATGCTTACTGGCCCAGGTCGCGGATCTGCTGCTGGTTCACTGGTGGCTTATGTCTTGGGCATCACTCAGGTTGATCCAATTGAGTACGGCCTACTTTTCGAGAGGTTCTTAAGAAAGGACGCCACAGACTATCCGGATATTGATTTTGATGTTTCTGAGCCAATGGAGATCAAAGAGCATCTTATGGAGGCGTGGGGAGAGACAACCGTTGTGCCGATTTCTAACTTTAATACGCTGCAGCTACGCTCTTTGATTAAAGATATTTCAAAATTCTACAACGTGCCCTTTCCCGAGGTTAACTCTGTAACATCCAGAATGATTCATGAGGCCACCCCAGAAGCCAAGAAGAAGCACGGTATCAAATCTGGAGTATATATTCCTACGTTTGAGGAGGTTGTGGAGTACTCAGCTAGTTTGAGCGCTTTCTTCGACAAGTACCCGGACATCAGGACACGAGTTACCGCGCTATACGGCCAGGTACGCGCTGTAAGCCGCCATGCAGGCGGCGTGGTGATTGGAGAGGAGTTGGATAAGCATATGCCTCTAATTCAATCAGGCGGCGTACTACAGACGCCATGGTCAGAAGGGCAGAACGTTCGCCATTTGGAGCCTCTTGGATTCATTAAGTTTGATATCTTGGGCCTGTCAACTCTTCGTATGATCGAGAGCGCCATCGGCCACATCTTAACGAGGCATCACGGTGTTGAGAACCCAACATTTGAAGATATCAAAAACTATTATGAAGAGAATCTACATCCCGACGCGATCGACTTAGATGACAAGCAGGTATACGACAATGTTTTCAAAGCAGGCAAGTTCGCAGGAATATTCCAGTTCACCCAAAAAGGTGCGCAGGACTTCTGCAAGCGAGCGCAACCTGATAATATCATTGACCTTTCTGCTATTACCAGTATCTATCGCCCAGGCCCACTAGGCGCAGATGTAGACAAACTATATGTAAAAGCCAAGAAAGATCCTAGAAATGTTAGTTACAGTCACCCTATTGTAGAGTCGGTAACAAAAGAAACATATGGGTTCTTAATTTTCCAGGAGCAGATCGCTCTACTTGCGCACAAGTTAGGCAAAGATATCGGTCTTGACGAAGCTAATCTATTGCGTAAGTTGCTTACGAAGAAAGGCACAGGAAAGGGAGCGAAAGACAAGAAGAAGATTGAGGTTAAGTTTATCGCTGGCTGCAAAGAGAATGGAATAGACGAGGCAACCGCACGACAATTGTGGCAGACGTTTGAGTATTTCTCTGGCTATGGATTTAACAAGTCCCACGCTGTCTCCTATAGTATCCTTAGTTTTCAGTGTGCATGGTTATTGAACTATTACCCTGCTGAGTGGATGGCCGCATTCTTAGACAAAGAGCCAGAGGGCAGAAAAGAAGAAGCTATCAACATTGCGAAGCGAAGCGGATTCGATATTAAGCTTCTGGATATCAATACTTCCGGCAAGCAGTGGGAGATCGCCGCAGACGGAAAGACCTTAATCCAGCCTCTAAGTTCTATTAAGGGTCTCGGTGATAAAGCAATCGAGCAAATTATAGAGCATCGACCGTTTAATACCGTCGAGGAACTTCTGTTTTCAGAGGAGGTTTCCTACTCTAAACTAAACAAGAAGTCTCTAGATGTCCTCTGTCGCTCAGGTGCAGTTCGCGCACTCGTTGATCAAAGATTCTCCGGTCTAAAACACTTTTGGGAAGCAGCAGTCAACAATCGACCCAAGAGCGCGAAGAAGCTCAAAGAGAATATAGAGGAGTTTAAGGGAGCTAAAGATTTCTCGAACTCAGAGATGATCGATAATATTTCTTCTCTAACAGGCATCTTTCCGTTTGATTTGGTTTTAGACGCTGAAGTCTTAGACAGGCTCTATCGACTTGGGGTACCACCTCTAGGAGAGTTTGATCGTGACCTCGGAGCAGCTTGGTTTGTTCCTCGCGAGGTTATCAAAAAGAAAACAAAGAATGGTAAAACATATTGGATTATTAAAACTACAGATACCACGTCGGAAACGGTTTCTATTAAATGCTGGGGTGTCAGAGAGCATGACCAGATCATATTGAACCACCCCTACATGGCGAGATTAGATTACGACGAGCAGTGGGGATTTTCCACACGCTCAATTAGGCACAACTTTAGGTTATTGGGATAATGGGAAGTTTAAAAAGAAAGATGGCTCGCAAAAAAGCAGCCCGGGCAAAAAAAGACATTAAACAAAAGATGGGTTTGTTTGATAAAATAGGCGATGAATGCTTGGTTTGTCAAAAAGACTTTGATAAAACAGACAAAGAACAAGTTACTAGTTGGTTTGTCGCTGTCCGCAAAGAGGAAGGCAAGGTCAACTTATATTGCCCAGACTGCTGGGAGCGAGGACAAAAGCTAGTACAACAATTAGGAGAAAAAGATGAAGAAGTTCTTACAGAAAATTAAATCATTGGCAAATTATTTATTTAATCTGCTTGTGTTGGGGGTAATTGTTGCTATATTAATAACTCCTTTGTTTGCACCTTACTTAGTAGAATTCCACCCACTTTTGGTGACACCTTATTATGGGCTGATCTGGTGGACAGCAGGTGTAGGATATTTAATCCGAAAACATTTTGACCACAGGCTCAATGAATACAAAGGCCCACGATTTAACAAAAAGGATGCTTAAGTGATTTTAGAGTTTATGAAAACCAGACCCACCGCGAAAACTCCAGTTAGGGCAAACCCATCAGACGCAGGTCTCGATGTGTTTTTTAGTCCCGAAAAGGAGAATAACGAAAATGTAACGCTAAGGCCAGGAGAAAACAAGCTTTTCAAGACAGGGTTAAAGTTTGGAGTGCCACATGGGTACATGCTTCAGGTTATGAATCGGTCTGGTATGGCTTCAAAAAATTCTCTCATAGTCGGCGCACACTGTATCGACAGCGGTTACGACGGCGAAGTGTTTATTGACCTACACAACGTGGGTTTGAGAAATATTCAAGTTAAGCCAGGAGATAAGATCGCCCAGGTTGTACTTGTACCAGTCGTGAATTTTAGAGCGACGGAGAAGAAAAACGGATCTCTCTACGAACAGGGAATTACTATATCTGACCGAGGAGACGGAGCTTTGGGCTCGACAGACACGCCCTCGCAATCCACCGCGCCTACTAACGAGGCCTCTCAGGACCACTGGCCAGAGTATCTAGGCTCCTGGATGCCAAATGGATTCTAGGCATGGGAAAGGTACTTTTTCCTTTATGTACAAAACATGCAAAGAAGTTTAACAGATCGTATAGTGACAAGTCAATTGAAACTTGTGGAGAATGTGTGAAAGAAAAAGAAACAGTTGACCACCCAGATCATTACAATAAAGGAATCGAAGTGATAGATTTCATAGAATCTTGGGATATGGATTTTAATACTGGTAATGCGGTTAAGTATATTTCCAGGCACAAATATAAAAACGATCCTATTGAAGATCTTAAAAAAGCAAAATGGTACATCGACAGATTAATTCAGAATTTAACAAAGGAAAAACGATGAGAGACACGCTATCATTTGATGATGTACTTTTGCTACCAAAGTACAGTGATATTAAAAGCAGGTCAGAGGTTTCGACAGCTAACCACTTAGACGAAGATCTTAACTTCGCTTTGCCGATTATATCAAGCCCTATGGATACAGTAACAGAGCACAAGATGGCCACCACAATGGCTGCAGCAGGAGGATTTGGGATCGTCCACAGATATAACACAATTCCAGAGCAAGCTGATGTACTATCTAAAGTAGATGGAACCCGGGCTGCAGCCGTCGGCATGACGAACGACTATCTTGAGCGCACAATGCACTTATACGATAATGCTGAGTTAGATATTGTTTGTGTCGACGTAGCTCACGGCCATCACGCAATGATGGAAAGATGCTTGAAGACTCTTAAAGATAAGTTTGGTTCGGATTTGCATGTAATGGCAGGCAACGTTGCTAGTCTAGATGCTTTCAACGCTCTAGCCTCTTGGGGCGCAGATAGCGTCCGAGTTGGAATTGGCGGAGGAAGTATATGTTCCACGAGATTAGTATCTGGCCACGGGGTGCCTACATTTCAGAGCGTCTTGGATTGTGCGCAAACTGAATATGATACAAAGATTATTGCTGATGGAGGCATCAAAACTTCTGGAGACATAGTAAAAGCGATCGCGGCCGGCGCTGATTTTGTTATGGTAGGCTCACTCTTGGCCGGCACCAGTGATACTCCAGGCGAAGTGTTTAAGAATGCCGAAGGTAAATCTTATAAAGTATACAGAGGCATGGCATCTTCCGCAGCGCAGAACGCTTGGCGAGGTAAGTCCTCTTCACCTGAAGGCGTCTCGACCACTGTACCATACAAAGGAAGGACATCTGACATTCTTCAGGACCTGTATGGCGGCATTCGAAGCGGCTTCTCTTATTCTGGTTCAAGAAGCTTTAGAGAATTCCAGAACAACTCTGAGTTTATTAAACAAAGTAACGCTGGTCAAGCAGAAAGCTATACTCATATTTTAACCAGGAACAAATAATGCCAAAGAATGACAAATCTATGCCTGATGTGACTGAGAGAAAAAAGTTCATGTTTTACGACACAGGCAAAAGACAGGCAGATCTGAGAATAAGATTGAAATATGACGGGCTCAATCAGTCGCAATTTTTCCGAGCTATGATTACTGGTTATTTAGAGAAAGATGATTCTCTTATTGATTACTTGGATCGCTATAAAGAAAAGAATAGCATA